CCGGTAACAGCCACGCTTGGTGCTGCGTTCATCACCTCGCCGCCCCCGATTGGGGCGGCTAAGACGTCGTCTCCGAGCGTTCAGGATGTCATCATCAGTCCCTCGATTGGGTCATTCATTCTCGCCCCGGGAGAAGGTTACGTCCTGGGGACGACCGTGGGAGATGTAGACCAACGTTGGATGCTCGGGCTGGCCTGGTCGGAAGTTTAGGAGACAGCATGATTGTTCATTCCCCTCCCGCCGGTAACGTCTTGTGTGGTACCCGCAACACGGCGGGTACCATCATCACCATTCCCCCCAACAATGTCTGGTCCGGGAATCTAGTTATCTCCGCAAGCGTGGCCTTGGCGGCCACGGCTACCCCCAGCGTCACCGTCAGTGGAACCGGCGGTGGTCCCGCCAGCGGAACTATCGTTCATCGGCTCTCCATTACCGGACTTGCGCTTACTACGGTTTCAGACTCCTGCATGACCGAAGTGATTGTAGTGTCAGGGGACAATCCCCTAACCCTTGAGTTTGCCGTTGGTGGCGCCTCAAGCGCCACCGTTACCGCAACCGGATTCCTTCTCTAGGAGAAATCATGGCCGTCACGTTCAACGACATCATAGCCAGAGTGAAGCAACAGCTTCTTGGCTACACCAAGGATCAGGCTTCCATCTCGTATCTCGTTGCTCCGATGACGGCCACCGATACCACCTTCATGGTTGATCCTGAGACCGTCACCAATCTCTCACGGGGGATCGTCGAGATTGGCTCTGAGATGATCCTGGTAAAGAACTACGACCGCGCTACAGGCACGGTCGCTGTCATGGCTGGACTGAACGGAAGGGGAGCGGAGGGAACGACGGCAGCGACACACGCTGACAGCTCCATCGTTACCGACGACCCTCGTTTCCCCTCCGCTCGGATCATGGAGGCGATCAACGACACCATTCGTGGTGTCTATCCCGACCTCTACGTGATCGATGAGTTTGAGTTCAACAAGGTCGCAGCCAGATACGAGTATCCGATTCCGGCTGAGGCTGACGGAGTCTACAAGGTGGTATACAACACCATCGGACCATCGGCAGTGTGGCCCCCGATGGTGAACTGGAGGTTCAACCCCGTTGCCTCCACTACGCCTGGACAGGTGAAGCCGACGCCAGCCCCCACTGGCAAGTCCATTCAGATCTACGACTTCGTGGTTCCCGGGCGAGCTGTCAGGGTTACCTTCACTAGGCCGCCGGACATACTCACGGCTCTGTCTGACGACTTCGAGACCACCACTGGGTTCCCCGAGCGATACGTGGATATGATCACGTACGGCGCCTGTTGGCGCCTTCTTCCGGCCTACGATGCCGGACGACTTCAGCAGCAATCAATTGAGGCTACTGAGCGCGCCCCTCTGGTGCGCGAAGGTTCTGCTGCCAACGTCTCTCAGTACTACCTCGCCCTGTATCAGAAGCGCCTTGACGAAGAGCGTGACAGGCTTCTTCAACTGTTCGAAACCTACCAGACCTTCAACGCGTGAGGTTGATATGACTGTACGCTTCTATTCAAGTATCGCCCAGCAAACCACCCTCACCGCCTCGATCTCACCTTCGAACACCAGCATCGCCGTAGCTTCGACCACGGGCTTCCCTGGCTCCACGCCCTACACTCTGGCCCTTGACTACGGTGGCGCGAACGAGGAGCTTGTCGATGTCACGATGGTGGCCGGCTTGAACCTCACGGTAACCAGGGCCGTTGACTCCACCTCTGCCACCTCACACAACGCTGGTGCTTTCGTTCGTCACGTCTCTTCCGCTCGGGACTTCAGGGATTCGAGGGATCACGAGAATACCGACACGGCCCATGGCGTGTCGGGTGACATTGTCGGAACCACCGATACCCAGACCTTGAGTAACAAGACTCTGGATCGAGCGACTGGCAACCTTGAGAACATCGACATCTACAACGTCGGCCCCACTTGGCAGACGTCCATTATCGGCGATTCCGCTAACCCCGGTGTGGCTAGGTTCGCCATCCTCGAAGATGAGATCAGCCTCAACGAGATGGTCATCTTCGGAGCTACCGGCAATATGACCATCTTCAACTCGGATGCCGTTACCGACAACATCTATCGCATTCGAATCGCCAACGACACCGGAACGACCGACAGGTTCAGTGTTCTGTCTGGCGGCACGGTTGGAGTCTTCCCGAGTACCACCACTACGATGCCCGGATTCACCGTAGCTGTGAACCAGGCAAACATCAGCAACACCCAGGCCGCCATGCAGGTTTCCGACGTTGCTGGCACGAACATCAGGTTCAGGGTGTTCGAGGATGGTCGGGTTGGTATCCAGCCGGACGTTGGTTCTACCGCCTTCTCCAGCCTGTTCGTGCAGGCGCCAGGGGTGACTGGCACCCTTCAATCCTGGATTGACTCAAGCGCCGTCACACAGTCCTTCGTTCGCTACGACGGCACCGCGTTCTTTAGGGCTCGCACCCTATCGGGCACCGCTACCCCGTCCGCCGGCTGGACCCTCACTACGGCACGAGCCTTCTCCACTGGAGGCGTCGGCTTCTTCAACCTGGAACTACTTCGCACTGGAGCAACGATTGGTCCTGCCGGTTCGGCCGCATCTGCGGACCCCGGCGGAATGGCAGACGTTTCCGTTGTGACCATACCGGCCAACTGGCGGCCTGGTGTGACCTACGGCACCAGTACGAGCAATGCGGTTCCGGTGACCTCGTTTGGGTCTGCCTCGGGAACTACGTGCTGGCTGAATGCCAGCACTGGTGTGATTGTGGTTGCATCCCTCAATACTAGCGGTGTACTCCAGACGGGACAGAGTATCTTCATTACCTTCTCGTACCCGATCGCTGAATAGGAGAAGCAATGGCTGACATCGTTCGCCGGATACCGTGGCAACTCAACAACTTCGAAGGGTCTACCGGCGGAGGATCGTACAGCCTTCAGGATTATCAGTTCGACTACGCCGTAGGCGGCATCCCTTTCCTCTCCGCGACCCGGGACTCCGGGGGGAAGGAATGGCCGTACACCGAACGCATGGCTGAGATCCGTAAGGAGCAGTTCGACAACTTCGCCGAACCTGGAGAACAGTCTATCTACGGCTGGTGGCTCAGGTCTCAGTCTACGTTCACCGCTGGTGCCGGGATCCTCTATCAGGATCCCGATAACGACAACCAGTTCAATTACAGGTTTGCCAACAGTTTGGGCGTTAACCCCTGGGTGAGTGGTGACCTTAGCCTTCTGAGGGAATCTACCAACAAAGCTACAATCTCGGCTGCCACCAGCTATGTCCGAGGGTTCGTAGATGGAACTGGTGCCGACGCTGCTTGGTACAGCGACGGCCAGAACCTTTGGAAGATGCTCGAAGGCAGCAATACCGTTATTACCACGACCGGCATGGGAGTGGTGCTGGGCCTTACCTCAACTGGATCCAGGTACATAGCGGCTGCCGATGACGGCATCTGGACCGGCGTTGACGGTGGTGCGGCAACCAACGTTTACACCTACTCTGCCACGACTTCAACGGTGTCTTGGGTTAAGGGCCGCATTGCCGTTTCAGTCAACAACGCCCTCTATCTTGCTCCGCTCGCCACGACACCCCAAGGGCCGATTGCCGCAGCACCGGGCGTAGTGACGGCTTACACTCACCCAAGCGCATCTTGGGCCTGGGCGTCCATTACCGAAGGCCCCAATGCTATCTATGCGGCGGGCAACGATGGCACTACCGGTGCTATCTTCAGGTTTACCCTTACGGATGCTGGTGCCACGGTCGGCACTTACGTCGGAACCGTTTCGGCGCAACTCCCCACTGGCGAGCGTGTCAACAGCATCTACGGGTACATCGGATCCTTTATAGGAATAGCCACCTCGAAGGGATTCAGGGTCGGACAGATCGATGGCAACGGAGACGTCGTCTACGGTCCACTATTGTTTGAGATAGAGAATGGATGCTCAGGTATCACAGGCTTCGACCGGTTCCTGTGGACAGGCTCTACGAACGCGCACGATGACCAGAGCGGGCTCTACAGGATCGACCTGGGCTCCACTATCCAGGAGCAGACGACACAGGCCATACGGTACGCCTACGCCCGCGACATCTACGCTACCGGCATTACTGAGCCTATCGTCTCGGTTGACATGTTTGGTAGCTCAGATCGCAAGGTCTTCTCGATTCCGGATGATTCTGTCTGGCTGGAAGAATCGACCACGCTTCTCGAAGAAGGCTACCTGGATACCGGTAGGATTCGATACAACACCGAAGAGCCCAAGCTGTACAAGTTCGTGTCACTCCGATGCCCCATTCCACTTCAGGGCGAAGTCTCTCTGTCTGTACTGTCTCAGACTGGACAGGTAATTCCGTACATAACTTACGGACCTACATTCGGACCAGGAACCGGTGATGTCGCTACCCCGGAACCGTTCGGCACCCAGAACTGGATAGCCCTTCGATTCACGCTGAGACGTGGAGACGACCCCGCTTTCGGCGGGGTCTTGAATGGCTGGCAAGTCAAGGCTCTTCCTGGTTCGATTCGCCAAAGGCTCATTTCAACCACCTTCCTCTGTCTCGACAGGGAGACCGATAAGGGTGGACAGAACATGGGTCACGACGGTTATGCTCGTGAGCGACTGCAAGCGTTCCAAGCTTTGGCTAGAGCTGGAGACGTCGTCGTCTATCAGGAACTGATGGACTCCATATCAACGCTGGTCATCATCGACGACTGGCAATACACACAGTATGCCCCCCCTGGTCCAAACGGCCAATCCCTTGGTGGATTTCTAACGGTTGTCCTCAGGACGGTGGCGGAGAGTACATAAGGGGAGATGTATGGGAATCGAAGCAGCTATCACCGCCCTCGTTGGCGTTGCCTCAATGCTGGGGGGCTTTGTGGGTGGTCGTAGAACCGCTGGAAATGAGTCCATCGAGATCGCTCAGCAGACCGTCGAACTTCTTCAAAGCCAGGTTGGCTCCATCAAGGACACCCTGAGGGAGCGAGAAGACAAGCTTGCTGAACTAATCGTCAAGGTGCAGGTCCTCGAAGCTCTCGTCACCCAGAGGGCCGATGTGGAGGCTGTGAAGGAGGTTGTGGACCGCATCGCCCTGAAGGTCGATGCTTGAGTGGTGGAAGCGGCCGATCATTCGGCCGGCTACCGACTTCGAGCGTAACGCTGTGATTCATGTGCAGCGCGTAATGCGCTGCCCTGAGACTGGGGAGATGGACGAAACTACCATCATCCATCTTCGAGGGATCCAACAGCTCTTCAGTCTTCGAGTGACTGGCATTCTTGACGAAGCTACGGCTAAGAAAATCGAAGAGATAAGGGAGTATCACTCGTGTCAGTAGAGATTTTCAATGGAACTCTGGACCCGAACACCGCTGGCCCTTGGGTGGCCGTATCCGAATCAAGCATTTACAGTATTCAAGTTGCTGGATCCTGTTCCGTGGAATTCAGTCTCGATGGAGTTGATGCGGTGCTCCTTGGTGCACACCAGGAAGACCTATTCCCCAGCCTCCCTTCGGGGAGTGTTCGCCTGTATCGAGTTCAAGGAATCCCACTGTCCTACATGAGGGTTTTGGCTGTCCAGACCACCCCTCAGTCCGTCAAGGTAAACGTGGCGGTAGCCTGATGCCTTACGCCAGCGACAAGCAGCGCAAGTTCATGCATGCCAAGCACCCCGAGATCGCAGCCCGATGGGATCGTGAGACCGGCGGCCAGGTTGCCGCCGGCAAGAAGAGGGCTGCCAAGAAGGTCACCAGCAAGACCGCCATCAAGCGGAGGAAGAAGTGATGAATGAAGAGCGAGTGGGTTCGTACA